GTACCTCTTCTTAGTTAATTTTATTAGATCTTCGTCGTATAACTCTCTACAAGATAGCTTTCTTATGCAGTGATGCAGTATTTCCTGATTTCCTATATATAAAGCAACGTGGTCAAGATTGTCATTTGCTAGTAAGACGTCGCCATATTGCAATTCTTCTTCTTCTTTTAATTCTCTAAATCCTGTTTCAAGTAATCCCTTTTCAAACATAGGTTTTTCCATAAATGCTTTTATCGTCTTAGGTCGTTTCCACTTCTTTAATTCAATTCCCTTTTCTATTTGAAACCAGTCATCAATCAACGTCCAACAATCTTGCACACCCCAAATCCAACGACGACCAATTAATTTATTCGGTTTATATCCCGTTGGTTTAAAGCTATTGATTGCCTTTGTGTTTGGGTCGATAATATGCCAAGGCAACCCCAAATGTTCACAACTGACTAGATCGTTTTCACTTGCTTTTACTCCGCCTATCGGGTGTGAATGAATTAGACTTATAATTTCCCCAGTGTCTTCACAATCAGCCCAATCATCAGGATTTAAAACAAAATAATCACCCGGCTTTTCTGCCAAATTTTCACAAGGCCAATAAGTTTCTTTCCCTTTAATAATCGCCACCAATCCGCAAGATTCTTTTGGTAATTCTTGCTGTGCGTGTTTAAACGCTGCTTCTTTCCAACTCATTTCAACGTACCAAGAGCAGGGAATAAAACCCGGGTGCAAACTCTTTTAGGTATCTTGCAATTAGCTAAATCAAGAGCAGAAGCTAATTCAAACGTAACCATATCTCTATCTTCTGAAATCTTCCTAGTTATAGTAAAAATCTCTCTTGGAAATTCTGCATTAGGGTCAGGTGTTCCATAAGGATTAACACCACCTAAAAAGTTATTTGCATCAAGGTATTTTGCAAGGGTTCTAATTCTGTAAAATTTAGCGCCACATAAATCGTTGTTAACCGTTGTACCGTTCACCGTTTGCATTAAGCTTGTTATCGTTCCGAAGATATTTGACACCTGTAAAGTTGGTCTTGGCATTTGCTTTGATTCATAGCTAAAGCCATCGGCCTGTATTGGAAATCTTGTATAAGCGTTAGACCTCCAATAAATTTCACCGTTGGCATTAAGACTACTTCCAGAATGAAAACGCCAAATATTGTCTTGTCCGTGGATTGCTTGTATTAAATGAATTTCAAATACTTCAACAACTGCGCTAGGCGCTGCGGTTTGTAAAGAGCTAATTATTGCCGCAGAAGTATAAACCTTTAAAACAACAGAATCATTCGTTGTAGGCGTAAGGGTAAAAGTTCCACCAATTGAAATTGTTGAATTAGATATTGCAGTTACGGTTGCAGTTTCCGCCGTTCCATCTGCCCTAACAATTACGACTTCAGTTGTTCCAACTATTTCAACATCATTTACATTTGTATTACTTGTTGTGACTGTTGTTGTTGTTCCCGCCGTAACTGTTCCTTCATATTCCGTTGGCTCTTCTACCGCAGGCGTTCCCGTTGTTGTGCCTACATAAGTGTCTGGGGTGAAATACCCCGTAAGAATATAAGAGGACATTATTAAGTCTTAATACACCAAGGCATTTGTATGTTTTTAGGTCTTGTTTCTGTTCCACCTGTGCTTTCTGTTTCTTTATCTCTTTCTCCGCAATCATTATCCCCCGCCTTCCAAGGTCTATATCCGTCTTGTGAATTGTATTGATCAACATATGTATGTGTATGCGCTTTATTTTGATCAGTTTGTTTTGTACCTACATTGTCTCCAACTGTACTGTCTCCCCTATTTGTTCTTGATGCTGCATCTGGATCTGTCCCTGCGCCATGATCCCAACCCCTTATAAATTGCCCACGTAGGTCAGGAATATTGAACGTGCTTGATCCGTCACCTGTGCCGTAATGCGTAGAAATAGCGCCAAATAAATCGGCATAGGTTGTACGGCTAATTGCTGCACCATTACATTCCAACCAACCACTAGGAATCGTTTCATGAGCAAAAGCCATCACGAAACCAGCTGGCACTAAATAGCCAAGGTTAGTATCCATTTCTGTATGCGTTAGGGCTGAACCTTTTCCGGCTCTCGTAACGATGCTCATGGTTCCGCCACCTCTTTAAATGTTGCGCTTAATGTGTTTAGGTTATACGCATCCATAGTAATGTTCCATTCTTCGCAAATAAACTTACTTTGATTCGCTCCCGTAGTAGGTGGTGTCCAATCAAAAGAAGTAACGCCCTTTTTATCTTCTAAAAACGAATTAATTGCTGCAACATCAGAATCAGTACGATTAGCAAATTTCAGGCTCCAATTTTTTAAGTCGGTATGTAATCCAAACGAAACGGCTTGTCTGTAACCGTCGCCTAATTGTGAAACCCTTGTTCGGGGTCTACTTGTTTGGGCGGCTGCAAAATCAGGGGTATAAGAAAAAGTTGCCATTATGCGGTTAGTAATCCTCCGGGGCGTCTTTGCTTGATTAGCTCAGACTGAACAGCAATTGAAATTAATCGGCCTAGTTGATTTGCTTGTTGGTCAT